TGACGAACTTCTAAAGCAATTAGAAAATTAAAACCCCCTATGGAAACTACCACACAGCAACTAACAGTAAAGAACCAGGTAACAATGCCGGGTCAATTACTTGAACTCGCGATCAACAAAGACCTTGACATCGATAAGCTGGCAAAGCTTATGGAATTGCAGAAGGAATACAACGCTGACATTGCGCGCAAAGCTTTCTTCTCTGCTCTGTCCGAATTTCAGATACAGTGTCCGGAACTACGAAAGACAAAAGAGGTCTCGTTCAAAGAAACGAAATACAACTACGCACCACTTGCAGACATAGACCGGCAGATTAAAAAATCACTCAAGGACAACGGACTTTCAAAGCGTTGGGAAATTCAGGACAGCGGCGAAGATATTACTGTGACGTGTATCATCACTCATGTAGACGGCCACACTGAAAAGACTTCTATGAAATCAAAGCCAGATACATCAGGGTCTAAGAATCCAATACAGGCCCGTGGTTCAGCGATAGAATACATGAAGCGTTACACCTTGATAGGAGCGCTCGGCATCACCACGGCGGACAGCGACATAGACGGCAGACTTCCTGAACTGGACATTGACAAACTCCATAAACAATACATGGAGATCTACAACCAATGCATCCAAAAGGATTCAAGTCTGTCAACAACAATGAACCCGGATAATTGGGACATTGAGAGAACGCCTGACATATACGTGAAGGCTATAGGACGCGCGAGACAAGTACTGGCTAAACTTCAAAAGTAAATATGGAACTTAACGAAGTAGACTTTTTCAGCGATCTGTTAGACAGAAACAAAGCTGCACAGCACATTAAGCAATGTTCTGACGAGTGGGATAAAATCCGGTGTGGAAGATTCACAGCCTCAGAAATGTATCTCCTTATCTCATCGGGTAAGCGTGAAATGACCGCAGAAGAATTGAAGGCAAGGCCTAAGAGTGGAGAAGGTTCAGGCGCGAAGCTTATTACTGATCATTCTAAATTCAGTGAACAGGGTTATACATACATCTATCGGAAGGCAGCCGAAACACTGACCGGAAGGATTCAGGAATCCAGCTACGCCTTTCCGCTGGTGTATGGAAAGGAACTTGAAGCTGAGGCGGTGGAGTACTTCGAAAAGAAAACAGGACTAGAATGTACTGAGGTAGGATTTCAGCCTTTCGGAGATCATGCAGGCGGAAGCCCTGACAGGCTTGTAGGCGAGAAGGAAGGCCTTGAAGTAAAATGCCCTTACACTTCTGAAAAGCAAATTGAGTATCACATGCTCAATGATGTGTTTGATTTGAAAAGATGCTTTCCGCAGATCTACTGGCAGGTAATGTCAAATCTTCTTTTCACTCAAAAGGAACGCTGGCACCTGATAACATACGACCCGCGCTTTGAAGTTGAGAAACTCAAGATGACTCACATGATCATAGAACCAAACTCAAAAGACTTCGACCTGATCTGTTTGAAGATTGAAAAGGCGGTGGAAGAAAAATTGAAACTTATCAAACAACTAAGCACATGAAAGACTCCGGAGAACACAAATTCGAAAAGCCTTCAAATAGATCAGTCTCTTCAAAATCTTTCAGGGAGGAAATAAAAGCCGATGTAGCTAAACTACAAAGACACGCTAACGATTACTGTAATGGTGATTTACATAAAGACTACTTAGTAGAAATGTTGAAGGTGATTTTAAATAAACTGAAATGAGAAGGGATATAAAATTTCGTGTGTGGCATCAGCAGTTAAACAAAATGCTTGATCATGACTGGCTTACTTCTGCCGGAGTGCTATACAAAGCTATTAATGAGCCCGGCGAAGGTCAAATAGTAATGCAATTCACCGGCCTCAAGGACAATAAAGGAAACGAGATATATGAAGGGGATATTATAAAATGGGATTATGAGTATGACGTTGGTTACGATGGTGACATGCCAATAGTTAAGAGATCGAGTGGCGCTCAGGCTATAAAAGATATTTTCGATCGCTCACGCATACTGGAAGCTTCTTCAGAGGGTGGCACTGTTGAAGTGATCGGCAATATATACGAACCTTAAAACCCAGAACTACTATGACCAAACAGGAACGAGTAAAGAAAGACGACACAGGCAAGCAGATCCTTGCGCGCCTTAAAACATGGTTGCTTTTAGGTAAGACCATTACTCCTAATCAAGCTTTGATGCTATGGAGAACGTCAAGGATAGCTGTATACGTTCACAGGCTCCGCAGAGACTACCGGATGAAAATCGAAACAAAGATGGTGAATCATAACGGTGATACGTTCGCCTGTTACTCACTTGTAAAGACTAAAAAGAGAAAAGTAAAATTTAACTGAGATAAAACTTAAAGCCCTATGAGTCAAAAGCGACCAGCAAACAAACCGGCAAAAGTAATCCATTACGGTAACAGCTCGGATTATAACCATTCTCCTTTCGATCCTTTCTCGGATGTACTACCGTGGTTAAGAAGCTCAGGACGTAAGCATGATGAGCACAAAACACCAAACAAGAAAAGAATTTCTAAACCTACTAAAGGCAGAGCCGCTAATTTATGAAAGTAGAATTCAGTGAGTCAGAATATGGAGCAAACATAACACTAACACCAGAATCTATTTTTGAAGTAGCGCAATTGGTAAGGTTTTCTAAAAATGCTAGAAAAGAAAAACCAGATATATACATGTCTTTCTCAAGCCATGAACCAGTTCCTTACTGTAGTATTTGGATGAGTAAAGTTAAGCCGAGCGTTCAGGTGAATTCAATTTCAAATAAGTAGTCATGAAACTAAAATTCAAAGACATACTACCAATACTCTTTTGCTTCATCATAGGAGGTGTAGTGTTATTCGGTTCAGTAGTTCTTGTAGCAATGGTATCTCAGGATGAGCCAAGTTGGAAGACAGTTATATGCCTTGTGATTTTAATTGCAGCAGGCGCAAGGTATCTGAGAAATAAAGCACTTGAATGGTTAGGTGAGGCCTGGTGGGATAATGGAAAATGAGCCGCTATGAACAAGACTGTCAGAAGAATTACAAAGCAATCTTTTATGGTGACCTATGTTCGCTTAGTCTTCATGAAAGGATCACACAAAAAGGACTTATTGAAGACTACAACTGGCGCGGACTTAAATCATTTCTGAAAGATTACACGCCAGAATGGAGAATGAGAAAAAGATTACTGACCGAGAACATGACAGAGTTTAAAAAGTTTTATCAGGTAAAGAAAACAGAAAGACAGTTGAGTCTTTTTTAAAGATAAGGTTTAGTTAATAGGTCAATCCATCTGGGTTTTAATAGGGGCTTTTTTACCTGGATGGCGTTGTGGGATCGTAACCCACTTTTTTGAAAATATTAAAGATGAGGCTCGTTGACCTGTCCACGGAGCCAATTGATAAGAGAAAGTTTGACGTGATCATGTTTTCAAATTGATGCGCAAATCAGTGGAGGGTGACTATCGGGGAGAGACCCGACCATTATCAAAATATAGTTAGTGCGGACACGATAGCCTTATTACCTGTTAAGTCAGGCGTTGGAGGGGATAAACTGGAAGCAATGCCGCACTAACTTTTTAAAAATTGAAACTGTAAACAAAAAATATATGACGTTCGGACAAGCTATTGAACAAATGAAATTAGGCGACAGAGTACAGCGCCAAGGATGGAATGGAAAAGGCATGCACATCTTCATTGAAGATAAATTCACCGCTTTAATCAGAATGAGCGGACGAACAATTGAGCGGGAGTATGAGCCGGTTATCTGTATGTACACCGCCCAAGGAAAAACACAACCGGGATGGCTTCCGAGCCAAGCTGATATTCTTGCAGAAGATTGGAGCATAGTTGAATGACCCGAGAACAACTACTATCAGATAATGAAACAATGTACTTGCTGTCTGGAAATGAAAGATGACAGTGAATTCCAGGTCAAGCGCAGATGGAAGAGGCTAAGCAGTGGGGAGGTAAAAAGATACCCGGCCAGAAGAGTAACAAAGTGTCATGCGTGTGTTTATCAGGTCAATAAAGTTAGAATATTAAAATCAGTAATGAATGAAAAGCTTCATCGGACCAAAGAATTTAAAATACAAAAAGACAGTCGAGAAGGCGCTCAAAAAGAAAAGCCTCTCAACTCTCAAAGGTGACTTGCAGAAAGTCTTCAACACCTACATCCGAATTCGTGACACTAAACATGAAAACGGTCAGGCTTACTTCATATGTATTTCATGCGGAGAAAGGAAAGGTCTTGAGCAGATGCACGCAGGACATTACTGGCCAGTCGGAGGAAATGAGGCAGTGAGGTTTGATGAAGACAATTGCCACGGTCAGTGCATCGCCTGCAACACTTATAAGCATGGCAATGTACTTGAGTATACGCATCGGTTGATAAACAAAATCGGACAACAAAAATACGACGCTCTCTCCGTCAAACGCCACAACAGAAGTAAAATGATGGAGTTCGAAGTTACTCACTTAATCGGAGTATACACTTTGAAAATAGCTGAATTGAAAAGTAGAAATAAGTAAAAATGAAAATTGATATGATGACGCTCAAAGACGGTAAGTTTTTCAAAGATGGCCAGCCTTATCCGTTGGAGTTCGGAAATAAAGATCAATTAAGCCTGATCGAAAAAGTGAAGTCCGTTCGTGAAGAAGGCGCAGTTCCGCAACAACTTGAAGAAGACGGTGAATTTGTAGGCATCAGGTTAACGTGTGTTTGTGGTGATCATGTACAGGTTGATTTCAATAGCCTTGACGACTTCTACGAAGCAGAAGGAAAGAAAGTAAAATGTCCTGGCTGTAAATTCAGATACATAGTTTGTGTTGATGAAGTCGGCTTTATGTTTTTTAAACTGATCAACTAAAAGAAAAGTAATATGGCAAAAGTCATAACATTCTCGCGAGTGTTTCCTTCTTATCATCCGAGAGCAGGAGAGCCGACACATTTTGTCGAGGCAATCATAAACAGTTTATATCGTTTTCTTCCTGCACCAAAAGAAGCTGTGAAATTATATGATGATCCGAAATTCCAGTCTATTAGAGCAAAGCATCACACTATCCGCGCTGGTCATAGATTCAAAGCTGGTGATTGGTTCAGTCCTCGGGTATGGTCTGGCAAACCATACAACTCAAAGCAAATAATTTTCGCGCCTGATACCGAAGTGAAAAAGACATGGGATTTTGAAATATGTGGCTTTGGTGCTTTCAATGACGCGATTATTACAATTAACGGACAGCCTCCGAAGCAAAAAATGATACCAATTATTTCATCTAACGATGGATTAACAGAAGCTGATTTTTCAGATTGGTTCTGCTTATCTCCTGAGTTTAAGAAAAAGAAATACTTCGAAGGTCAAATCATTTGCTGGAACGAAAACATTAACTATTAAAAATCTATGTTCTCCATAACCAAATCATCCATTAGTTATCCTCCTAAGATACCGGATACAAAAACACTGGAAAGGTGCATGCGCGGCCTGTCGTTCAGAGTTCGTAATGAATTCGATCCCGAGAAAAGAGAGCGCCTGATAATAATCAGAGAAGAAATAAAAGCATTGAAGGAACAACTATAAAAAAACACATATTTTAAAATGAGCCCTTATGCAGCTACTGGAGAAGGAAGTTGAGGATTTTATTTACAATGATTTAGCATTTAATGATGGGGATGAACTTGACGGTAGAGGTCTGCAATTACAGTCTTACCGAAACTACTCGGCTCCAAAGTGGTTTAGGCAACTAAGCATAGAACCCTATGGAATCACCGACATCGTTGGTTTTTATCGAAGAGACGGGTATCTACACGCTGATCTTTTAGAACTAAAAGCGGTCCCGATAGCTCTAGAGCACTTTGAACAGATATCGCGGTACAAAAGAGGACTTGAGATTTACTTAAAGAACACATTCAAAAACTTCGGAACGATCCAGTGTTATCTAATTGGAAATGGTTACGATGGTCTGTATATACAAAACGGCATCAACATACACGTAGCAAGCTACGAGTATAATTTACATGGCATAATGTTCGATCATCATGCGCCTTACAGCGGCTGGCAAATAACGAATGCTAAGGACAGGTCTTTCCGTAAAAGAAAAATCAATGCCAAAGAGATTTACTGATACCGATAAATGGAAGAAGCCATTTATAAGGTCCTTGGAAGGTCCTTATAAGCTCCTTTGGCTGTACATAACTGATGATTGTGACCACGCAGGTATATGGCAGGTGGATTTTGATGTAGCGCAAATTCGAATTGGTGAAACTGTCGACGAAAAAAAAGCTCTGGAAATGTTCGGTGATAGAGTTGAAGTTTTTAACGAAGGCACCAAGTGGTTCATAAAAGATTTTATCGCTTTTCAGTATGGTGAGTTGAATGAGAAAAATCGCCTACATCTATCAGTAATAAATATTCTAAAAAAAAATGAAATAGGACCTTATAAGGTCCTTGGAAGGGGCCAAGGAAAAGAACAAGGAAATGGACAAGGAGAAGGAACAATACAAGGACAAGGAGCAGATGTCGTAAAAACAAAATTGGATGTATTTGAAGAATTATTCGGCGATGAATTATACATAACTGATTTGTCGCTGACCCACAAAGGAAAGGATTTAAAACAGGCATTTGATGAGTGTTATAGCCACCACTCAAACGCTCCTAATCCGCCGACAGAACTTTGGCAGTGGCGTCAAAAATTAAACACCTGGTTAACTATTAAGAAATCAGACAAACCATATGGGAACGGATTTAAAAATAAGCAACAAGACAACATCAACGGCCTTATCGAAGATTTCGGAAAGCGCGTTATCGGTGGCGATAGTTAAAGGTGATTTCAAAACCGCTTCATCACTTCTTCCGAAAAAGATCGAACAGGTTTTTGATCAGCCGAAAATTAACGAAATGGTAAAAGCGATTGATGAAAAATCAGTGAAGCGAATGGTTGAGTTTGAACTCATCCAGCTTGCATCGCTAATGTCAGTCGGCGGAAATCTCAACAAGGCACAGGTTCCTTTCATCGCAGATCAATTAATAGCCATGTTCCCAAACGAAACCATTGCCGACTTTAAACTATGCTTCCAGCGCGGCGCTATTGGCTTATACGGGGACATCCAAAGGTTGGATGGTATAACTATCGGGCAATGGATGAAAGCTTATCTGGACGATAAGTATGAAGTTTTGGAAAACCAGTTGATGAAAGAGAGGGAGATTATTTACAAGCCGGTTGAAAAGGATAAAGATTACGATGCAGCAAAGCACGATGAATGGTTGAAGAAGTTGGCCGATGCCTGCAAGCCCGGGCAAAAGGTGCCTGATCTGACAGATGAAGAAATAAAGAAATACGGGCGAGAGAAGAAACCACGTAAACCAACTATAACCGCAGGATGGACTTACTACACCGTTCGCGGAGTTCAGATTTACGCTGAGTCACAACAGCACGCCGAAAGGCTTTGCGAACTTCTTTTAAAGAACGGTGATCTGGAAGAAGATATTTAGTCTAACCCCTTAAAACAAAAAAGACAATGAGAGATATAAAAGATTATTTGCATTTATACTTAGGGTGTGAGGTAAAAGTAAAGCGGAAACAACCACTTAAATCATGGAAAACGGAAGTTTTAACGTGCGACTTACTTAAAGCTATCCTTGGTAATATTTACGAAGTAAAACCCATCCTTCGCAAGATCTCCAGTATGACGGAAGAGGAAGCTATTGAATACTTAAAGATGAAGTACAATGCAGTTGCTGTTATTGAATGCAGGA